AGTTTATTGCAGATACTTGCAAGATAGACATTGACAAAAAATTAGAATATCCACCAGTATGTTTAAGCTATGGTGAAAAGGTTTTACAATCAGATAAAGGTGATTTACTCATACCAATAGCTTTAGGTACCTTTGGCAATCTTTCAGTAATAACTGCACCACCAAAGACAAGAAAAAGTTTTTTTTGTAGTTTACTTGCAAGTGCTTATTTAAGTGGTTCAAATATTTACGGTGGACAAATTAAAGGTCATAGAGGTAATGGTGATTTAATTTATATAGATACAGAGCAAGGTTCCTGGCACGCATCTAAAGTATTTAAAAGACCATTATATATGGATAGCAGCATACCTAAAGATAAATATCATACGTTTGCATTGCGTACAATAGCTTTTAAAGAACGTTTAGAGTTTATTGAATACTATTTAAAGGAACACATAAAAGAACCATCTTTGCTTATTATAGATGGTGTGGCTGATTTGTGTGCAGATGTAAACAACATAGAAAAAACTAATGAATTAGTAAGTGCATTAATGAGAATTAGTCAACAACAAAACGTACATATCATTTGTGTGATACATCAAAACTTTGGTAGTGCTAAACTTGGAACTGGTCATTTAGGTTCTGCATTAGAAAAGAAAGCAGAAACAGTAATTAGTTTGGAAGCAAACACAGTAAACAAAGATTGGACAACGGTTAAGTGCGGTAGAAGTAGAGGTTACTCTTTTGAAACATTTAGCTTTGAAGTAAATGAAAAAGGATTGCCAACAATAGTAAATGATTTATATGACCCATTAAAATGATATGGTAAAAAAAACAATGATATTAGTTGCTGCAAAGCACAAAGATTGGTTAGAAATAGTTTTATCTTTTGGTTGCAAACAAGAAGTTGCAGAAGATATTGTACAAGAAATGTATTTAAAAATTATGTTGTTAATGGAGCGTAAAGGTTTAGATATAATGTACAATGATAAAGAAATAAACTACTACTATATTTTTAAGACTTTAAGAACATTGTTTTACGATTTAAAAAGAAAAGGTAAAAACATCACAATGGTTTCTATGGATGACATACACCTAATCACATCAGATGTAAACTATCAAGAACCATATGATAAAATACAAGAAGAACTATCAAGAATGTTTTGGTATGATAGAAAAGTATTTGAAATAATAAATGAGGGCGAAAGCATTGCAGAATTTTCACGCAAAAGTTTAATACATTACTATTCACTTTACAACACATATAACAAAGTTAAGAATAAACTAAAGAAATTATTATGAGCAGCTTAATTAGAAACAGTAAACAAGTAAGACAAACAATAGATTTTACTGGTGTACAAAGTGGTAAAATACACCCAACAGATATTGATGTAGTATTAGAATTTGATAATGAAGTTTTAATATTAATGGAAGTAAAGCGAAAAGGTAATATAATACCAACTGGTCAAAAATTAGTTTTAGAAAGAATAGCTAATTCTTGGCACACAAATAAATGTGTTGTTTTTTATGTAACACACGATTTTAAAAATGATGATAAAGATATACCATTAGATAAATGCAATGTAGATAGTATTTATATAAACAAAAAATGGAAACCAGCAAAGCAAGAAATAAACCTTATTGATTGTTTAAAAGGATTTAAAGAAAAATGGAATATTAAAAAATTAGAATTATGAAAATAGGAAACATTATTTATTACATTACAAAATATACTGGTATTAAATACCTGGTAGATAAATATCACAAGTTAAGAGGTACTAAATGTGATTGTAACAACAGAAGAAAAAAGTTAAATGAAATTAAGATAGATAGATGGTAAAATTTACTAAAGAAGATTTTAAGGATTGGAGCAACTTTAGGTCTGAACCAAAAAGCACATTACAAGGTAATGAGTTTGAACTAATATGCCACTTACACGCAAAATACTATAATCATAAATATCACAAACCTTGCACTTGCAATCCAAAAAAAATAAAGTTATGGATAAAACAACTAAACGTAATTTGGAACAATGGGAATTAAAACAATAAATGAATGGGAAAAAGCTGTTGTATTTCTTCTTAATCTTGATGGTTGGAATTTAGAATGGTGTGCTGGTGGAAATAAAATATATGATGCTATTGGAAAAACACAAAAGGGTGTTGATTGTGTTATTGAAATGAAATTTAGAAAAACACATTATGATGAAAAAATGCTTGAAAAAGAAAAGTATGATAATTTAATGGCTATTGATGGTGTAGTAAAATTGTTCTTTGTAAATGACCCTAAAGGTAATTTTATGTATTACTTAAACACTTTAGAGATGCCAAAGCCAGTTAAAAAGTACTGCCCAGATACAACAGTATACACAAAGAAAAGACTTTTAAAAGATGTGTACTTGCTTAAAGAAAATCAAGCGGTAAGAATAAATATAAATATAGACCCAAATTAGTTGTTAAATATTTTGTTTATAATATAGATTAATGTATATTGCACTATAATAATAAAACAAAACATTATGTCACAATTTGAACAACTAGGTTATTTTTTAGAATATATGATTGATGATAAATACATTGGCTCAATTATTATAAATAAACCAGATAGAAAAGAAATAGGTTATTACGGTAGAATTGATGATGTTGCTATAGAAGATATTGTATTCAGTAACAAAAAAAGAATAAAAAAAGGGCAATCATTTTATACTAGAATGTATCCTTTATGCGGGAATAAAATTTAAAAACAAAACAGATGAAATACATAGAAAGGAAAAATAAGATTATTAATGATAGATATACTGAATATGTATATGAAGCATTTGATATTCAAAATAAAGAAGAAACAACAGTTAAAATACCGATTAACTTTGCAGAATGTAAAACTTTTGATTGGAGTATAGGAGTGATATACGGTGGTTCGGGTACTGGTAAAACTACTTTACTTAAAGAGTTTGGTGATTTAACACTTGATAATTTTGATGATAAAAAACCTTTAATAAGCAATTTTGATTGGTTAGAACCAAAAGAAGCTACTTTTTTACTTTCTGCTATGGGTTTAGCATCTGTACCTACTTGGTTGAGACCATTTAGCTTATTGAGTAATGGAGAGCAATATAGAGCATCACTAGCTTATAAGGTTGGTAAAGCAAGTGAAAATGATGTTATATTAATAGACGAGTTTACATCTGTTGTAGATAGAGATGTTGCGAAAGCAATGAGTAATGCATTGCAGAAGTACATAAGAAGAACAAACAAAAAAATAATACTCGCATCTTGTCATTTTGATATTATGGAATGGTTATTACCAGATTGGACTTATTCACCACTAAAAGGGCGTCTTGAGAGAGCGTCAAGTCGAAGGCAAAGACCAAGAATTGAATTACAGATATTTCGATGTAGATATGAAACTTGGAATTTATTCAAACAACATCACTATATAAGTGAAGATTTAAACAAAGCTGCAAAATGTTTTTGTGTTACTTGGAATGATAAACCTGTTGCTTTTTATGCTTTTTTACCAATGCCATCAGGAACTGTTCAAAACGCTTTTAGAGGTAGTAGAAGTGTAGTTTTACCAGATTTTCAAGGGTTAGGAATAGGATTTAGTGTTTCAAAGTATTTGCATAAATTATACACGAAAGATAATAAGAATTTATATGTAAAAAGTGTTAGTCCAGCACTAGTAAAAAAAAGAATGAGAGATGGAGATTATAAGTTTAATGGTAAAACTAAATCATCTGATGAAGGAGGTAAGTTAAAAGGAAGAAAATTAAGAGATACAGCAGCTTATTCATTTCTATATGTTGGCGATGTTGAAGATATTAAAGATGAAGAATTAAATATTTTAAAGTTTAATGCTGATGCTTATAAAGAAGTTGCACAAAATCAAATAAGTATTTTTGACATTGAAGGAGTATGATACATTATTTAGACATACAAGATAAATATTTTATAGACATTGAAAAAGGAGTTAAAACTTTTGAAATAAGAAGAAAAAACAAAGATTACAAAGTTGGTGATTTGCTTGTTTTAAAAAATGAAGAAAATAACAATATAATAAAAAAAACAATTTGTTACATAAGCAATATTGAAATATACAATATAAAAGATATATTGATACTAGGAATAAAATAAAAACAAAATGGAAAAAACAGAATACAAAAAAGATTATTACAACAATGAATTTAATTATTTAATAAGCAAGGTTTGTGATAAAAAAAGAAGCATTATGGACATTGATTGCTTTATATCAAAAATAGGTTATAAAAAATCATTTATTGTTGACCATAAGAAAAAATCAGATAATGTTAGTATAAATACATTAAGACAATTATCAAAGTTTGTAGATGTAAAATTGCAAGATAATAGTATTATGAAATGCTTTATATTAAGAAGTGATATTGATACTGATAATGTTAAAACTAATTCTTATTCTGTAGTGTATGAATTAAATGATTGGAATAGTGTAAAAGACAAAAAACAAAAAAAAGATTACATAAAGAATTACTACACTATAATTGATGATAATAACTTAAAAGATTTTTTTCAACCTGAAACACACGAAAAAACAAAGTTAAAATTACAAGAACAATTATGATAGTAAATGAAGCAGCTTGGGAAAAGTTAAAAAAGCAAATAGAATATTATACTGAACAAGATAGTGAGATAACTGATGTACATATTAACTACCCC